TTTCATTAAAGAAATCAACGTCGCCCGTGTAGGCGCCGTCACCCCCGATCTCCTGGGGGGTGAAGGGACATAGACATTCTATGTCCCTTGGTACAACAAGGTGTTGTACCAAACTCGCGACTTCATAAAGCTTTGTCGCGAGCTCGCTGGATGTATCAATCACCCAGCGACTCTCTTTACCAAGTAAAGAGAATCTACCCACATTCGTCTGTGAGTAGATATCCTGCTCCATCTTAACGGGGAGCAGCAACCTCAATCGAGGGTAGTCGAGATAGATTATCTCGCGATTACGCCACCTTTGGTGGCGTGGAGTGTCTAAGACACTCTTAGGGACCATGGACCCTTCCTCACAGTAAAACATTAAGTGAGGACTATCGAAAGAATCATCTTCCGATATCTTCATGTCGATTGACATGGCGGCTTCCTTAAAGTAAGGAAGCAATCCGGTCCTAAACAAGGACAGGATAACGATATAAAGAATTATTATATCGTCTCCTACTAAAGAGTAGGATGCTCCGCGAATAACTTCGCGGACAGGTTTCCGGTCAAGGAGACCTACCTCTTCCAAGGTGGAGAGGTTGTATGGTTTCACCATACGAGTCCTGGTTATACCAGGATTCTTCACCGATCCAATCGGTGAGTCCAACAAGGATTTCCTTGCTGAGTAGTCCTGAGCGATCGTCAGGACAACCTTTGTGAAAAGGTCACCCATCAAGGCAGCTCGATGGGTAAGGAAATAGCTGTATTTATTTCCTTTCACCCTGTAAAATACAGGGCGTGAAGAGGTGTAAAGCCTCTTCGCCAACAGCATTAGTCCTGTTGGCTGCGTCCGGCCTCTTGTCTGCCGGATGTACTCGGACCAGACGGCCCGAGAGAACCACCAATTTGAGTGGTCCGTTGCCTCTTCTAAATCAAGAGACATCGCCTGGATTTTGTATCCAGACGAGCCCTCCCAGGAGGGCACCTCCGGTGAGAGGTTGGTATCTAGGAAATTCCATAGATGCCTATCCGAAGTCAATCCTGACTTCGTCTCTGCTGACAATACAGCAGGGGTTAGCGCATGCGCTAACACTCCCATTATGACTTGATAGGCATAATGTGCCACGGTTATAGACCGTGCCTTAGACTGTTCGGCGACAGAATGATACCGAACAGAACACACCCTTTCAGGGTGTGTTAGTGCCTCATGGATTGCCCATGAGAGTAGGTCATTTGATGACCTAACGTTTCGAGGTTTCTCGAAACGACGATATTCCAATGTCTGGATATCGTACTCACCGTGTAGCACACGGTGGGTGGCCAGGTAATGCAAATACCTGGACTGGCCGCCAAGAGGCTCTTGACGGTTAGGGTCGGCGTAAAACCGACTCTCCAAAAGCACGGGCTTTTGGGGGGCCTGAAGACAGGCCTTAGGCCCCGCACTAACCTGTGCGGGGTGACCAGTAAGAATACTGGTCCTAATGCAGGATTGAAATATTCCTACATCGATCTCAACAGGTTGAGATCGTTTAGACGTCGTACGTCTAAACTTGTCGAGGGACGCCTCGACCATCTTGCTATCAGCAAGACCTGTGGCCCTTGAC